ACCAAAACACGTTCCCGGTCTGCGCAATGGTGCCGTAGTTGCGCGGGATGAAGGTGCCGTAGGTGCTGGTCTGTACCGATAGATCGTCCAGGCGCGGGCCGTTGATTACGGGGCCATCGGGCGGGTCGATGGCGCCGCCGATCAGCATCCCGATCTGCGCGCCGAGAACGACGTTTCCACCGGCGAAGAAACCGATTACCCCACCGACGATGCCCCCGACGAGCTGCCCGACGCTGCTCATGCCTCAAGCCCCCTGAATCGATAGGCGCGCACGATGCGCTTTCTCCACTTGTCGTCGAGGCGGTGTTCGACCACGCGCCCGATTGCCTCGTAGGCATGGATCAGGTTTTCACCCGTGAAGATGGCGACGTGTTGCGGCTCGCCGGTGAAACGCATCAGCAGAATGTCGCCCGCCTGGGGCACGGCCTCGCGGGCCAGAAAAGGCTGGCGGTCGGCCCAATATTCCAGCATGGCATTGTTCGGCATCCGGCTGTATGCGGCGGGCTGGTCGACTGCGCAGCCGACGCGGTCGAATACATGTACCGCAACCCCGGCGCAGTCCAGCGCCAGCCCGACAATCCTCCCCTGATGGACAAACGGCGTGCCGATGCACTCACGCGCTGCCTCGATAATCGCGCTGGCTTTCATTTGACGCCGCCCACTTGGGTATAGATCGACTGCGTCGGCACATAGCTGAAGCCGCCGAAGTTCACGATGTTGTTCCACTTGTCGCGGCAGTCGGCCTGACGTTTCCGGCATCCCGGGATCAGCGTGTAGGCATCGCCGATCACGACAGGATAGTGGAACGGCTCATGCAGGGTGATGGTGCCATCTGCCGCGTGGGTCTTGATTTTTTGCGGCTTGAGCCCGGCATTCGCGCCCGAGGTGAAGGCGATGGTTCCGGCACCAAAATAATCGGCGGCTTCGGTTCTGGCGCTGTCGCGGAATATGGCATTGCTGGTGACTGCGGTCAGCGTGCCGGTCACCGTGAGCGGCACCAGGTCTTTTTTACACCCAGCGAAATCCTGTCCGCCGAATATCTTCTGGCAGCTTGCCGTGTAGGTCTCGCCGGCAGACTGATTCAGGGCGTCGATGAGCATCATCAGCTCGGCGGTGTAGCGGTCGTCGCGCATGGTGGCCTTGCCCATGATCGCCACGCCGAGCGGCTCCTCGTCGACTACCGGGGCAGTCCACGTGGTGGCGAAGGCGTACACCCGCGCGCCATCGAACACGCCCGACACGATCTCGGCGCGGGCGATTCCGGCAATCCCGGAAATGCCGTCCAGGTCCATCACGCCGGGCGACATGCTCGACTCGCTGGCATAGCCCGAGAACTGGTAGCCGCTGTCGGTCCGGTAGGTGTTCGCGCCGATCACCACATCGCGCGGGTGGTCGGTCAGGTACACCGCATCGCCCCAAAGCGGAATGATGCGCAGGCAGTGAATTTTGTAACGGCGGTCGGCGACGGCGGTTTTCATCAGGGATTGAGCAATTCGATGATTTCGATCTGGCTTGATTCGCGGATGTTGGGCGACAGCGCAGTCACGTCGATGCGGCTATTGAAGCGGCACGGAATGTCGAACTCGCAGCCGCCTTTGACAACCTCGCCGGTCTGCGGGTTGGTGTTGACCGTGCCGCCGCTGGTGTAGGCGGTGAACGCGCTGCTGTCGATTGCCACGGTGATGTCGTTGGTGCCGATGGCTGTGATCAGCCCGCGCAGGCCGTTGATCTGCGTCATGCCGACCACGCCGGCGAAGTACACCGACTCGCCGACCGCGAAGGTGTGCGCGCCTACCGTTACGATCGCGGCCGACGCTTTGACGATGCCGGTAATGCTGCGCGACTTGTTCGCGGCGAAAGTCACGCGGCCGGTGATTGTGCTCACGCTCCACATCAGCGCGCCCTGTGTCTGCGCGCCGATGGCGATTTTCGTTGTGCCTGAAACGGGCTTGAAGATGGTCCGGACAGGTTCGCCGATTGCCAGCGGCGTGCCGCCCGCACCGTATGCGACCTGCAGCTGATAGACACTGCCTGCGGTAATGACCTGAAGCGTCTGATCGGTAGCCGTAGGGGTAGCGGTGCGGGCGTTGGTGGTGTAGTCGTCCAGCGCCTTGACGCGGAAGCCGGCGAACATCCCATACGCGCGGTGATACAGCGCCAGGATGTCAGCCCACAAGTTGGCCGTCTGCTGGGTGTAAAAAACGGTGTAAACCCGCACGGGGTATGGATGCACAAGTCGTCTGTACTCGCTGCCGGATGCAGTCTGCGTGATCTCGACCGCGTACTGGTCGGAATAGCTCGCGCCGGCGCGCACCGCAACGGGGAGACGCTCCTCTAAAAAGTCGCTCATGCGTACCTCTTCGCTGCACTCATCATGCCCATTGCCTCACGGGCGCCCTGAGCAGCTGCGCGGCGGACGTCGGGTGCGTTGTTGCTGCCGTTGACGTTGACGACGATGGTGCTGCCGCCACCGCCGCTTTCAACACCGAGTTTGCCGTTGGACCCACGCTTGAGCGGCAGGATGACTTCCGGTCCGGCCTCGCCCATCAGCCCCGCGCCATTGGCAAAGGGGAACACGGTCGGGCTGGAAACGATCGTCCCGGAGTAGGCGGACAACCCTGCACCGTTGGCAAACGCATTGCCGTTTGCCGATGCCAGCAGCCCGCCAAACAGCTCGAGCGCGCCGCCAACCCACCCGCTGCCGCCAGTCGTTCCGCCATCGCTCAATCCGCCAAACAGTTGCCGCGCGATCTGCGCCGCTGCCGCATCGGCAATCATGCGCTGCAGCATTTTGCCGAAATTTTCCAGCATGCCATTGAGGCCCTCGTCGAACGGATCGAACAGGAAATCGGCCATTGATTGCTGGATGTTTTCGGCGGCTTTTTTGGCGAAAGTGTCAAGCTCCTGTGCCTGGTCGGCGAGGAGTCCGAGTCGGTTCGTCACGGCGTCGAGGTATTCGGCTTCGGACAGCTTGCGCAGGTTGCCATCGGCATCCGCGATGCCGACGGTGAATGCCTTGGACAGCAGGATCATGTCCTCCTGGTCCTGCTTCAGCCGGCTGAAGTCGGCGCCCTCGATCATCGATCCAACGCGGGCCGACTCGTTGGCGGCCTGCACCTGGGCGCGCAGCCGCGCGAATGCCTCGGTCTGGGTGTCGATCCCCGCTGCCTCGGCATCGCGCAGCCGAATCGCCGTCTCGCGCTCGACGTTGGTCATGCCGAGCAGCGATGCCTCGAACTCCTGCGCCGCGAGCCATTCGCGCAGGCTCTTGATGGAGTTCTCCAGCACTGCGTCGGCCTCGTCCTGCTTCTTGAGGTAAGCGTCGAAGGTTTCGTTGTTGATCTGAGAGGCGGCCTGCAAGTCCTTGAACGCCTCGATCTGCGCGATGTAGCCGTCGGCCAGCTTCGCGTTGGTGCCGGTGAGTTTGAGCTTGGTGGCCTCATAGCGCCGCAGCGCCTCGGAACCCATGCCGAGCGTGTCGGCCTCCTGCTTGAGCTTGGCGACGAACGCGCCCTGCGGGTCGGGGCCCTTTGACTTGGTGGCCTTCGACGTTGCTGCGCTGGTGTCGACCGTCCCCGCGCCTGGCCGCTTGGGAGGCTTGTTGATAATCCCCGCCTGCTTTTCCAGCAGCTTGTTCATGGTGGCGATCTCGGCGCTGGCATCTTTGCCATCCGCGGCCAGCTCGGCGATGCGCTGCCGGTAGCTGGAGATGCGCACACCAAGATCCTCCACGCTGGTGGCCTGCTCATCGAGGATACGCGCCGGAATGAAGCCGAGCGCGAAGAAGCCGGCCTTCTCAAGCGTGGTGCCCTCCTGCACGACCTTCTGCAGTGCGCCGAGGTATTCGTTTAGCGACGGCACCACCTGTGTGAGGATGCCGGCTGCGGCCCCCGCCGCGTTGATCTTCAGCTGCGCGAGTTGATCGTTGAACTTGTCGGCATCCGGCGCCAGCTTCGCCATCGACTCGGCGAACGACGCAGAAGCCGTGGCCGAGTTGCGCAGTTCGTCGCTGCCCTGCGCAAGCAGCGGCACCAGATCCTGGTAGCTCTTGCCCAGCACCTGCGACAGCAGCGCGGCGCGGCGGGCGGGGTCTTCGATGCGCTTAGTAGCGTCGGCCAGTTGAAACAGCGCCTCCTTAGGGTCGCGCGCGGTGACGCCCAGGGCCACCAGCGCCTGCGCCAACTTCTTGTTGCCGCCCTCGGCCTCGCCGATCGAACGCGTCAGCCGCGCGATGCCGTTGCCGATGCCTTCCAGGCTGGTGCCGCTCTGCTCGGCGGCGAGCTTGAAGCTGGCCAGGTCCTTGACCGACACGCCAAGCTTCTGGCTCATGTCGTTGAGCGCGTCGGCTGCGTCGATGCCCGACTTGGCGAAGAGGGCCAGGCCGCCCACGCTCAACGCAGCGCCCAGCCCGCCGAACGCAGCGCCCAGGCGGGTGGCGCCGGCCTGCAGGTTTTTCAGGTTGGCATTCGCACTGGCGAACGCGCCGCGCGTATTGTCGTCGGCGGTGAGGCGGATCTTGACGTCGTTGGTCGCCATTTTTTAGTGGCTCGGTTCGGTGGGTTCGGGTGCAGCGGCCTGATGCCAGGTCACCAGCGCGTTCATTCTTTCGGCGCAGGTTTCGTAGAGGCGGTTGGCTTCTGCGGCCCAATAGACCACGTCCCGGTCAGAGGCGGCAGCGTGCGCGGCACTTTGATCAGCAGGCTCGCCGGGGGGCTGATACGGCCCCCAGTGGGCGCCGGGCTGCAGCAGGCCGACAGCATCAGCGCCGAGACACAGGCGGCCAGTGGTGACAGTGGGGACATGGCGGATCACCTCGACGGTTTTGGTTACGATGCGGGATTCGGCGGCCGCGAGCGCTGCGGCGGCGGCGTCGGCACGACGGATTTCTGCGCGCAGCTGCGCGATGTTGGCGTCGGCGGCGCGCGTGCGGGCGGCGTCGGCCTTGGTTGTGGCCCAGCGGTGCCCGGAATAGACGCCGCTGCCGAACAACGCGGCGACGCAGGCGAGCATGATCCAGAAGCGGTAGGGGATGAGAGCAGCCATGATCATGGGGCAGACTTCTTCTCGGTCCATTCGCGCCCGAGCCAGATCGCCAGCACGCCGGCGACGGCGAGCCCGAATTCGGTTGCGCTCATCGGCGGCACTTTGCCGAACACCGGCAGGGTAGCCCCGGCCAGCACGAACTTGACCAGCAACGCGGCGTAGGCGGCGGAAACGAAGGCCAGCGTGGTCGATTCGCGGCCGCGGGAATCTTTGAGCAAGAACGTCATGCGATCCTCCTGTAATGGGTAAGCCCGCCGCGGCGCCAGGCCATCAGCACTTCGCCGCGGTTGCCGGCGATGCGGCTGTGGCTGACATGCACCCAGCGCCCGAATTCATCGATCACCTGGTCGAACGGCAGGTGCATGGCGCGGATCAGGTCCACCACGTCGGCGGTGTCCATGCCGGGCACCATGATGTCTGCCGCCTCGCCCTTGCAGTGCTGGCTGCGGGGGGCGCCGCCGATGCGGCGGTTGATGCTGGCGGAACGGAATCCGCTCGATACCACGATGGGCCGCTTGATGCGGTCTCGCAGGGGCTGCAGTACGGTTTCGCACAAGGTGCGCAGCGCTTCGATCTGCGCTGCGCTGGGTTCATTTTTCAGGCCGGCGCGCACGGCTTCCTGGCTGATGGTCATCTCGTCGAGGCTGAAGTTTTCCGACAGTTTCATTGTCCGTTCCTCAATCGCGCCGCGCGGGCCTTTTCCCAGTCGCGCGCGCAGCCGTCGCCATCGGCCTCGGCGCTGCAGAACGGCTGGCCGGGCGGCAACGACTCGCCGCAATTAAGGCAGAATCCGGTGGGGCGCGGCACCGCGCGGCGGAATTCCAGCGCCTTGGTGCGGGCCAGCTCCTCCTGCTGCGTGGCGCGGTCGCTATCGTCCATCAACGGGATACCAAGTCGAGCATAAAAAAAAGGCACCCCAGCCAGGCCGCGCCGACCGCGGCTGAAGCGAAGGCCATCTCGGCGCGGTAGTGCTGGGCGATCTGCAGCCGAGTCATGCCAGCCCCAGGCTCTTGGCCATAATCGCACCGAGAAATGTCGTAAGAACGCCGCCCGCCAGCCCGTAGGCGATGAGCTTGACCGGTGCGAACTGATGGTGATGGACGAAGGATGTCAGGCTCAACGAAACCGACAGCATCTGCGTCTCCAGGCGGGTCAGCTTTTCGACGCTGACCCGATCCATCGTGTGCATCCTGGCTTCTACGTTGTCCCGGCATTCTCTAAACTCCCGCTCGAGCTCGTGCAGTTTTCGGTCGAGTTCGGCTGTCACGGGTCAGTCCTCGGTTGATTGAAAAGCGCGAATGGTTTGCAGTTGTGTCACAAGCACCTCAAGATCGTCATAGCCGAGCACCTCGGCCACCACTTCGATTCCTGCCCACTCCATCCCGCCCAGCATGTTCCAGGCGCGAATCGCAAGTACCACGTCCGGCGGTTGCGTGCCTGGCGGGAGCGGCAACTGCGTGCGCTCCAGCCAGGCCGTCAGTTTTTTGCTGTGGCCTCCAGCGTCGCGTCGTGATCCGTGATCGACTTCAGCAGCGCGCCGGTCAGCGGCTCCCACAGCTTCGGGGTGTCGGCCAGGTAGTCGGCCAGCAGCGCGGCGTCGAACGGCGCCGGCGCGGGATCGCCGCCGGGCACCAGGTCGATCACGGCCAGGTCCCAGCCGACCACGAACTTGCACAGCAGGTCGAACGACGCGGTGTCGCCGATGCTCACGCGCTCGTAGGCGGTGGGCCGCCGCAGCGTGAACTTGTGGCCGCCAGCTTCCACCACGGTTTCGCGCGAGGCGCGGCGTTTGGTGAGGAGATCGGCCATTTATCAGCTCGCGTAGTAGTTCGGCTTGCCGAACATGGTGATCACCGCGCTGGTGGTCACCAGCTGCTGCGCCTGGCCGCCCGGAAGCAGGGTGGCGCCGACGTAGCCGTTGAAGACCATGATGTTGCCGCCGGTGCCGAAGGTGAATTTGAAACAGCGGGTGCCCTGAGCATCGCTGGCTGCCTTCATGGCAAGCAGGCCGGCGTCCGTCATGTCCCACAAGTTGTCGAAGCTGTAGGTGGCGGGGTTGGCCAGGCCGGGGATCTGCGTTTTGGTATTGCCGTGGATCGTCGTCGTGTCGATGAAGTCGAAGTCGCCGCCGCTGCCGGTGAGGCTGGTGGCGGTGGTGATCGAGCTGCCGAAGGTGACCTTCATGGCAGTGCCAGAGCTGAACGTATCGTAGGTCGTGGTGTCGACCCCCTCGAGCTGGAAGGTGTCCGCGGTGACGCCGGCCACGCGCACCACCATGCTGTCGATCTGGTGCATGCCCTGCACCGACAGCCGCAGGTAGTCGCCGTTGACATATCCGTGCGCAACGGACGTTGCGACGCCCGGGTTTGCCTTGGTGATCGCCGTGATGGTTTTGGCCGCCGCTAACGCGGATTCCATTGCGATTGCCACCGAGGCCCATTTTTTTGCTGATGCCATGTCGTGCTCCTTAAAGTAATGAATCCGGCGCGCTGGCCAGGGTGTAGAAATCGACGCTGAAGAAAACCCGCTTCACGCCCACCGGGGTGCTGGCGGCTTCGAAGTCGTAACGGCTTCCCATCAGCACCACGTCGAGCAGGCGACCGCCGACGGCAAGGCCGGGGGCAAGCGCCTGCTCCACCTCCAGCTGCATCTGGTCGCAAATCGCGTCCAGCGTGGCGTTGTCCTTGGCGCAGCACTCCACCACCAGCTGCACCGTGCGCTCCTGTGTGCTGGGCCCGTGGATCGTCGTGTTCTGCGACTTCTCGTCGTTGAGGAACACGCGCAGGCCGGGCAGGTTGGCATCGGCCATGCTGTACATGCGGTTCGGGTAAACCCGCGCGAGGCTGGTCGCCAGCCCGGTGAGAGCGGTGACGGCGGCGGCGCGGATCAGGGTGTGCGCGTGGCTCATGCTGCCTCGAGGATCAGGCGCACCAGGCCGCGCTCGGGGCGGACCTCACGCACGATGTAGTTGACCGCATCGATCGCCACGCTCGCGCCGGCCGCGAGGCCGGATACGTTGGCGCCCAAACACAGAAAATTCGGCTGGACGTTGTCCATCCCCAACGGGTCGGCGTAAAACGCGTCGAACACGCCGGGCACCGTCGCCGCCAGCCACACCATGCTGGCGTTCGAAAACGCGGTCAGCGTGGTGCTGTTGAGGCTGGATTCGAGGGCGGCGAAGGACATGGCTTTAGCCGACGTTCTTCGGGATGGCGCTCGCGGTCACGGCGGTGAGCACCGGGCCGGTGACGATGGTGCCGACGTAGCGAATCCACCCGCGCGTCGCACCAGCCTGGATCACGATGCGCTGGGTGTCGTTGGCGGCGGTGACGGTGGTGAAGGCCGCGCCGGGCACGGCCAGCCAGCCGGTCGAGCCGTCTGCGCTTTCTTCGATGGTGCCGGCGATGCTGCCGGTGACCGCGCCGATGTTCTGCGTGATTTCGACCTGCCCCTCCCAGTCCAGCGCCGCGATGTTGAGCGCGGCGCCAGTGACCGTGGCGGCCTGCGAGGTGGCATTGGCCAGAGCGCGGACGGTGCCCTTTGATGCGTGCGGAAAATTACTCATTTTTTTGCCCTTTCGCGTCCTTGCTGGTGGCCTTTGGGCCAGCCACCAGCGCGGATGATTCGGTGGTCATGGGACCGCGTTTTGGCACCGGGTCGACCGGCACCGCCTTGCCCACGTTCTGCAGCATGGCGGCGTCGGCGCGCGACTCGATGTCGACCTCGGTGTCGATCTCCTGGCGAACGCCCCCCAGGAGGAAGGGGCGGGTTACGCGCATTTTCATGATCAGGTAATCGAGGTGGCTACGGAGAACGCGCTTGGCATGCGCACGCCGATGTCGACCGCGTACAGCGCGCGCACACCGATGATGCCGGCCTGGAAGTTCGCGTAGGGGTTGACCTCGATGGCCAGGCTGCCCCATTCGGCGATGACCAGCTGCGCCCAGTCACCGAAGATCATCGTGGCGGCGGGGACCTGCGCGCTGGACATGCCGTGGAAGCCGCACGCGTCGGCGTCGAGCAGCGAGCCATCCCACAGCGGGCTGGCGGTGCTGGCAAACTTGACGCGGGCCGCCAGCAGCGCAGCGACGGCTGCGGTGGTGACGTAGCCGCACGATTCGGCCAGTGCGTTGCCGATGTCAGTCTGGAATTCCAGCATGCCGGCGTAGGCCAGCGAGGTGCCGACAACGGAGCCGACGCCGGCTGTGGCGGTGATGCCGGTGGGCTGGCCTGCTGCACCAGATCCCGCCAGGGCGGCGAGGTCGACGGCGAGGCCCACGGATTGGGCCAGGTCGGACATGACCAGCGACTCGGCGTCAGGCGAGGCCTGCAGCGCCAGCAGGCGGCTGATTTCGGTGTAGGCGCCGACGTGCTTGGGCGACAGCGAGAGCTGGCCGAGCGTCGGCTGGCCTTCGGTGATGGCCGTGGCTTCGGT